TCAATTTGGTCTGCATGACTAGACCGTCTTACATAAGCAAGACCACCATCGACCATATAGGTCTTACCAGACAGAGCGTCTACATGGGTCACATAGTCGTGTCGAGTTTTAGATTCTATTATAGTACCGTCAGGCGTTTGTAACGCATTACGAATAAGTCTTGGGAATTCCCTTGGGAATTTACTCATAGCCATTATACAAACTCCACGTTTGCCATGCATTCTGTTAGACATGCAACAAGGTTTAGTTCATGGTCAGCAACAAACGCATTCTTGTATTGATAATCAGCGAGTATTAAGACCAGTTGAGGTATGGACATGGGTGCAACCTTTCCTTCCATAGAGTCATAGATACCACGGAATATTGCAGCGGGTTCTGTGTCCATATTGTTGACAACCCATGACCGCATCTTCTTGAAGTCTTTGTTCTTTAGTGATAGGAAAAGACCACTATAGTTACTATTATTATCATTAATGAGTACTGTAGTGTCCAAATTACCAGAGATAGAATGACGTTGTGCTTCGTTAAGTACACGTCTCCAGTCGGGTGCATACTTACCAATCAGTCCTGCAATGGTGTCATTATTGTACTTGACACCCTCACCGTCTAGGATGATTTGTAGTCGAGTCATAAACTCACTGCACAACTGTGCCATTTCTTTTTTAGATGTGTTGAACTCATACACACTACAACGAGAGTGTAGAGGTTCGATTACTTTGTTCTTGAAGTTGCACGTCAGAATGAATCGACAGTTCTGAGAGAACTCTTCGATGAACCCACGAAGTGCGGGTTGGGTTGACTGTGCATTAAGGTAGTCCGCTTCGTCAAGGATTACAACCTTGTAACCGCCTGAGAGAGAGACTGACGAAGCGAACTGTTTAATCTTTCCACGAAGGGTATCAATGTTACCCTCCTCAGAACCGTTGATGACAATATAGTCAATGTTCAGTTCGTCACAGATTGCACGTGCAATCGTGGTTTTACCAGTACCCGCAGTACCAGTAAACATCATGTTAGGGATTTCCCCAGTGTCCACAATCTTTTGGAATGTGTCTTTGAGGTTTTGATTCAGAACCGTAGTTCCGATTAGTCGGGGTCTATACTTCTCGACCCATAAGAATTCTTTGGACATGTTGTCTCCATAATAAAATAAGTGTTTCTAATAATGTACATTGTACACTATATGAAACAAATTGTCAAGAAAATTCGGGGGTGGAAAGGAAAGGAACTCTCTCACCCCCACGTCACCAGAAAGGTAACGTTTACTCATCAACACCTTGTGCGGATTGATACTCCTCACATAGTTGAATAATCTGAACCGCTTGGTCTCTTAACTGACCAATAGTCGATAGTTCTTCACCCTTGAATCCGCCTCGTTGGACTACAGTATCAATAACTGCTACCGTTGAACGAGAAACTCGATTGCCGAGTTCATAGATTGAAGAGTGGTCTTTTTCTGCTTGTTGTGCTTTTGCCATCTTTATGCTCCGTAATTAGATGTTTTTTCTAGTGCAATAAAGTATTCAATCGTGGATTGCTTACTTGCGAATTTTGAAATAAGTTTCGAACTGATACCTACGTCAAAATCTTCGTTGACAACTTTTATGTTACCAACATTCATGATGAAGTTAAAATCAACATCATCTGGGTATGTACCCTCTACGTCAATAGAGAATGCATTACTTGTTGCGTCCTTACTGTCAATGACAGATAAACGAATTGCACCAGTTGTAGGTGTGATAGAAATCTCATCATGACCTAAAGCTGCGGCAGCACGTTTTACTTTTGACAACGTATCTGTATCTAGTACAAAATTAACTTCTGCTTCTGGCATGTTAATAGTCTTGCCAGGCGAGGTCAACATCTCTGGGTCAGAGAAGAAGTACTTCACAGAAGAACGTCCAGTTGAATCACCCACGGTTACATAGTCCTTTTCGAACTTGAGTCGTGGTGAGTCCACTAGGGACAAAACATTTAGAAACTCATTCAGGTCGTAGATTCCAAATGACTGTGGGAACTTCTCAGTGAGTTCAACAGTAGATAGAACATTACGTGCGACTGAAATAGTCTTCAGTTGATAACCTTCGGTTATAACGATGTTCGGGTTAATAGTAGAGTAGTTCTTGAGAACACTCAGGGTTGTGTCGGATAATTCCATAATATATTTCCTCTCGGTTTTCTAATTTATAAAGTGTATGATACCATACGTTTCAGTTAAAGTCAAGCTTTTATTTTACTAAAGTTCTTTTCTTTTACGAACTCAATCTTACGATGGAAATGTGCATCTTCGAGTTCGCTCTTATGTGAGATAACAAAAACGTTTGTATCTTCACCTAGTGTAGAGATAATCTTCATGAGGTTTTCAATACCCTCTTCATCCAGAGATGAATCAAAAGTTTCATCAAGGACTAGTAGATTGGTCGCAACACTATTCTTCATCTTTGCAATCTGTCTCCACGTAAATAGTAGGGACAAGTCAATCCGTTGTTTCTCACCCTCAGAGAATGAGTCATACGAAAAGTTATCACGATGTCTTGAACGAATAGTTTCAACGAAACTTTCATCCAAATCAAAGTGTACAAAGAAGTCTAGAATCTGTAGGTACTTGTTAGTCAACTGATTGATGACAGGTAAGTACTGTTTAATAATCTTGGTCTTAATACCAGTGTCTTTTAACAACTCTGCATACACTTGATTGTATGAGTGTTGTTCATTGAGTTTATACTTGGACTCTTGTAGGTCTTCCTTATCAGTACGCAAAGATTCTAACTCAGTATTTGCTTCTGATAGGTCACCAGTACCCTCGTCAATCTTGGAAACCTCACCATTCAAGGTGTCAATGTTTCTATTGATACTCATAATCTCTTGAGTGTTTGCATCAATCTTAGATTGCCAATTGCGGATATGGTCTTGCATCTTATGAAGTTCTTCTAACTTTGCATCCAAGTCTGCTTTACGTAGACTGTGCATCTCTAATGCACCATTAATAGTACCCGCTTTTGTCTTACACTTGTTCAGATGAAACTCTTTTAGTTTCTGGTCGATGTCTTGGTCACAGGTAGGACATTTGTCATTCTCTTCAAAGAACTTTGCCTGTTTAACTACATCCTTCTGTTGTGCCTTAAATCCTGCCGCAAACTCACCCAGAGATGTTAGTTCCTTACCAACCTTGACAATCTCAGTAGTGACCTCTTTGGATGCAGTGACCTCTTCGGTAACCTTGGCATTTGCATCATTGAGTACACGAATGTCTTCCTGTAACTGTTTAATAGTATCTAACTTCTGTTTCTTCTGGTGACTGGATATTGCACTTAGGTCACGTAGATACTTTTTTTGTGCATTGATTTTGGTATCAACGAGATTGATTTGATGTGTGTTATTCGCAATCTGGTCTTTAAGAATAGACATCTTCTCTTTGAGAAGTCCATTCATCTTAGAGAACATATTGATGTCTAGTAGGTCTTCGATGACCTCACGTCTAGAACCACCCGCTAACTGCATAAACGGTACAAAGGACGAAGACCCTAGTACTACAATCTGGTGGAATGATTTGTGTGACAACATGAGAATGTTCTTCTCAAGCATCGATTGATATTCTTTTGCATGGGAGTCTTGGTTAACCATGTTACCATTGACCCATATCTCAAAGATATTAGGTTTGATACCACGGACAATCTTATAGTTCTGTTTACCAATAGAGAACTCAACTTCAACCAAAGTTCCCTTCTGGTTGATTGTGTTTACGAGTTGTCCCTTAGAAATCTTTCGATGGGGTTTACCGAACAGTCCGAACGACAATGCGTCCAACATAGTAGATTTACCCGCACCGTTTGCTCCTATAACCAGAGTGGTAGGTGTCGTATCAAAATCAACTGAGGTAAAGTTGTTTCCTGTAGACAGGAAGTTTTTAAATCTAAGTTTTTTAAATTTTATCATTGGGTAATTATACCACCTTCATCATATAAAGTCAAGTGTTTTTATTTCCCAATCCATAATAATATCTTTGCGATATACTCTGGAAAACACATTAAACGGAATCTGTTCAAATCCTCTTGCCCTTTCTAACATTGCCCCGTGATAGTCCATGTTACATGCGGCATAAATCGTACCATCATGCATTCTGCTATCAGTAGATGTACAGATATAGTCTGCATCAATCATCTTATAGTTCGGGACACAAAACCACGAAGTAATATTATACTCTTTACTATCTACCGCAAGTCTAGATATCTCATAGAACTTAGAGTAGTCATTGGAATCACACCCATAATAGAATCGTAACCATTTTCGGTCACACTTCTTTTGACAATAAGATGTGTATTGGATTGCACCTGTTAGATTTCCTTTCTCAAATAGACCATAATATTTGTAGTCGTGAACCACGTCATCG